CCCGGTTCCAAATTCTCACGAACAAACGCAGAATCAATACCCAATCCTGCTTCCCACAACTTGTACCGCTCAAACGGTCGATCTGTTCCATACTTCGGATAATGCTTCTCCATCTGCGCAAGATTCATATAAATCACTGGTTGCCCAGCGTCATCAAGCCGCACAAAGGCATTGGTATACAACGCCTCACCTGTTTCCGGATCAGACTTAACCGTCAACTCGTTCTTATATCCGCTCGGCAAATCATCAACAGTTGAAAACGACCTGCCATACACATCCAATGTCGGCTGCGTTAAACCAAACGGTTCACCAACAGGACCGGCCTCAGCCGACCGAAGAAGCCTACCCGGCAAAGCCGCATCAACCGGATCAACCGGTCCGCTATACCGTGGACGAAACAAATCAAGCCAAATCTCTCGCTGCTCTCTAGGCAGAAAATCTAAAACCTCGTCAAGCGCATCCTCCCATACAACCGCAAGCCGCGTATTCTGAGAAGCACTCGTATCAAACGCCTCCCTCAACCTGCGCAACACCTTAGGATCCGCCTCTCGCAGCAACGTAATAACCGTCGCAGAAGTAGACAACGCAGGAACCGCCTCAACCGCAGGAATAAAACGCTCATCCGTTTGCGTACCCGCCTTATACACCCGCATAACCGTCTGTCCCCCCTCGACAGACTCATCAACAAAATGCCCCTCGTTCAACGCACCGATACGCAACCGCCTGTAATGGCTTGCCCGCTGCGCCCCCTTGCTGATTGTTTCCGGGCGACCAAGCCGGGCACCATCATCGACACGGACACCAGCAGAAAACGCTGCCTGCATCGCATCCTCCGTACCGGAACCAACACGCTTCCCCGAAGCCCGCGTAGCGCGATCAGCCGCAGTAAGCGCATCCGGTTTAATAACTTCCACATCGAAAGAAATCAACCGGTTTGCTTCCTGAGGAGTTAAAAATTCAGCGGTCTGCTCTACATCCAGATTCTTTCCACGCTTAATTCTGATCGGCTCATCCAACTGCCGAGAACCCTTCGCAGCCTTTTGCGCCACCATGCTCTGCAATACCTTCTGAGGGTTCTTCGACAAATGCATATCAAGAGGATTAACCTCATGAAAATTATTTTTGTCGGTAATGATCTCCCTTGCCTTTACACGCAACCGGATTCGATCACCCCTAACACTTGTCACCTCAATGATCGCTCCGGGGTTTTGAACACCCCCGGGAGACAGCCGCGCCCACTCAGCAAACGGAACAACCAACTTCGTAGAAAAATATTTATTATGTGCCTGATGACCCAGCCCATAGGTCAACGCCTTCGCGCCACGACCAGTCAACCCGCTTACAGAAACAGTCGGAGTCTGCGGACCCATCCCCTTGCCCGGATGAAACGCAAATAGAACGTCAGCGTTTCCACGCGGAGGGGTATCCGGAGCATCATGCGGACGGCCCTCCAACATGCGACGATTACGAATCGGCCCAGCCCTACCCCCACGCGACCACGACTCCGGACCAGTCTTCGGCACATAGTACCGCTCCAACTTGATGTCACGGCCCGCCTTCTGCATATCAAGAACAATCTTTTCTGCGTACTGATCAACCCCCGCAGCGCCACCGACACGCACAGTTGACCCATCAGGAAGCGCATTCAACGAATCCCTAATCGCCTGCTTGATTCGATCAATCTCAGCCTTAGGCAAAGGAGCGCGATTCTTCGGCACAAACCGTGAACCAGTAATCATTACAACAACAGGCTCCGCGACCTCTTCCAACTCAGACAAAGCAATACTGGTTTCAAACTTGAGAAGACCCGGATCGAACGGCTCAGTTCGAGCCGCCCTACCCACCGTGCCTCTAAACCGAACCTGCTCCGCAGGAGACAACGACGCAATCAACCGATCCGCAACAGGCTTCAGCGACGCATCCTGCACCTCAGAAACGTAATGAGCCAACTCAGCGAGCATCGCCCGGCTACCAATATCGTCAGGCAACTTAGACAAATACTGCGCCATCGCAATAGCCTTAGTACCCTGATTCGCATCAGCACCCGCGTTAGTAACCCACTTCATCGCGGTGCGCGTGTAATCAATCGGCAACTTAAGAAGTTCCGGAACCGTAGACCCAAGCCCCTCACGACGCATCGCAGAACTCATAGCGTTCTTCTCGAAATTCGTGTAAGTATCAAATGTTCCAAGAATGTTCTTCATTTGCTCATCAAGAATCGTTGGATTCGTCAACGCATACCCCGACAAGAAAATCCGCAACTCGTGATCCGGATCGGTTCTCTCCAAGAAGTGTCTCGCCAACTCGCGGCGAGTCGGCATGCCAAGCCACTCCCCGAACTCTGACATCCTTTTCGCATACGACCGCGCCATCGCATTACCCAACTCGAACGCGCCACGACCAACCCTCGAAAACGGATTCAGTTCAACCCTTCGCAACTCCTCAGATCGAGCCTTCTCAAAAACACGCATACGTTCATCCGCAGACAAGAACGCCCAACGAGGCCCCTGCTCTTCAGCAGCCTTCTTAATAGCCTTCGCCGTAATCGCAAAGTCACCGATACCAGCAACCTCATTGAATGAACGCCACAAACGAGACACCGGCTTCCAAAGCATCGCCTCGTATGCTTCTTCACCCAGATCCTCAGCCGCCCTAACCACCTTGCGGCCGTACTCATCCCACACAATAACGCTGCCTTGTGCCTTACGCGCAGCCTTCTGATGCGCCCAATGCTTCGGACCTTCACGCAGCCACCAAGAAAACAATTCCTCGCCGCCGTTGCGCGCAACATACCCCAACCGCAACAACACCGCTGGTCGCCAAGTCCGCGCCAAAAACTTATCGATGTACGGAAGATGAATACCCCATCCCGCCATGCGGTAAAACGCCATGTATTTAGAAACTGCTGCCAACTCGCGGTAGTTTGGTATCACATTCATACGCGACAACTGTGCATCATGCGCAGCCGAACCCAGAATGGCACGCTTCAACCCAAGCCCTTCGTACACCCCCACGAAATCGTTTTGAAGCGCCGAATAGTGAGCATTGCCGTGTTGAATAAACCGTTTAATGAAGTCCTGAACATCGCGCCCACCCTGCGTTAACGCCCCGCTCCGTCCAAGAAAATCAAGAGTGAACTGGGTCTGCACCCACCAACGCTGCGCCTCATTGCCAGTAATAAATATACGCAAATAGTTATCTAATTGGATACGAGGCACATTCGACATCACCCCCATGTCTATAAGCGCCTTGAAATCCGAAATCGCATCCTTGCCCAATACGTCGATGTAAGTCTGCTTAGGTGTGTACGTTGTCAACTTCTCGGCCCAACGCGCAGGATGGTACGCCAAGAATGTGAACGCAGACTTTCCATGCATCCCGACACGAGTCGCCCACGACACCTCACCATTGAGACTGCCAACAGCATGCAACTGATCGTAGAAATGGTTACGAGCCGCACGCGCAGCCCCCGACAACGGAACATTAATCGGAATACGAGCCGGTCTAAGTTTCCCCTTCACCTCCACGAAGCCCTGATCCTGATACCACCTCAGCAAAGGATCCAAATATCCGTCTTCGAGAATAATGTTCGGCGCATCCTTCATCGCCTCATCAACAGACTTCTGGATCTTTGTCATATCGTCAACTGTTAAACCCAACTGCTCAGCCAACGAACTCTGTATCTGCGAATCGCCCTGATTGATGATCCGCGCCAACGCATCCTCATCCACGACACGGGAAAGGGTAATCACCCTGTTGGCTATATCTTCAGCGACACGAGCCGCGACATAATCGGTTTGCCCAGCAATATAGTTAGCAGCCAACCGGGCCATGTCTTCATCGACCTCAGGAGTCTTCGCTCCGAAATCAAGAATCTTCCGCATGTACCGCTTGCCTTCAACCCATCGCGCACCCGCAGCCCCGATACGCGGCAACCACATCGCACCCGGATCGGTTCCACCAAACGACGTTGTTAGCGCCTTACGACCCGGCGCGTCCTGAAGAAACGCCCAATACCCCTCACGGGTAGACAGATCCGGTGCCCGCATAAACAACCGTCGATCCATCTTCTCTAACATCGCTGCATCAACAACAATGCGTTCACCATTAGCGCCGAGAATCTCGTCGCCTTCCTTCAGAACCGACGACAACGAATCACTAACCTTGAACACATCCGCGTCATCCGTATGAAGAAAAATTTTGTCTCGCTGATACGCATGCCAGTTCCGCATATCGTCAATAACAGGATCAATACCGGGGAAATCACGAGACAACTGGTGTAGTAAATCGGTCTTACCGGTGTTCTGAATAGCAGCCTGCTCCAACTCCCACCGGTTCAACGGCTCCAACCCGTCAGCAGCGCGCTGATTACGGATCGTGATCATTTCATCATCCAACGCGTTCAATGCATCGAACGCCTCATTGATCCGATTGATCATTCGGTTCTGGGCACGCGCCTGAATCCGAATATTCAAATTCGTTGCATTGAGCGTCGCAAGACCAGAGTTACTTGCCGTCCACTCTGCTACTTCGCCAGCGTACTCGTTTAGTCCCTCTTTAAACGCCCGAGTGTATTCAGGCGTAATCCGCCCATTCGCAGTTCTCAAATATGTAGCAGCGTTCTCAACCTCAGTCATCCGCTGCCAGAAATGAATCTGCTCATACGAACCCCCGCCGCGTATCCCAGCCTTAGCGCGGCGAAAAATCTTTGTGAATATCCCCCCGGCGTACATCAACGGATCCAACAAAATCTCTGTTGCCATCGCGCCAGTAAACCCGACAGTCTTACCCTGCCACGAATCTGGAGTCACATCCGGTATCAAACCCAAATTGGATTTGTTGTACGCCCGTATCGAATAATTAAATCCGTCGAGCCTATGCGACTCCAAAATCTCTTTCGCCTTCACATGCGCAGCATCATCAGACTCGCGTTGCCACCTATAAAACTCTTCGCTTACCCGTTCCTCCGACCAGCCTTCCGCTTCGCCGCGATCAATAAGACGCTGCTCAACCTCAGCGACGCCGCCCGTAAGATACGCCCGCAGCATCATCGTGCGTTTAGTACCAATCAATTCGACAGCCTTCTCTACCGATTCGTCAGTAAAGGAATTCTCTTCGATCTTCGTTTCGTTCCAAGCACGTCGCCACTTAGGAGGCTTCGCAAATACAAACGGATCATTAGTCTCATCCATATGGGCCAACGATCTACCAAGCCGCTTCGCAAATCGGTTGGGTTTCTCTGCACCGTATTCCCAAAGAGTGCTGGCAGCCTTACCCAACACAAAACCGACAGCAGACACAGGAGCCAACAACCCCTTAAAAGCCGTACCTGCAAACGAATCCGCTATCACCCCCTTATCCCTAAGGAACTCCTCAGGAAGAAGCGGATTGTCCCAAGTAAAGATTCTCTCAAAAAGACCCTGATCTTCCTCCTCCTTTGGCGACTTCAAACCAGAAGCCAACAAAAGATTCTGCGTCTTCGGAGGAAGACGATTAAACTCAGCCTTCTTTGTCATCGGCGGCAAATTCTCAAACTGCTGCCGCAACGTATTCAAAGAAATCTGATCATTCGCCATGAACAGCGTTTCAAGCATGTCATCATTAGATAACGACGACGCTGCAAGATTAACCAACGATGTTGGATCCTGCTCAAAGAATCGGCCCGCGCCAGAATCCATAATCATGCCCATGCGCTGCCCGTAATATTCGCTGTTCAGCGCATTCGGATTATCGGGAAATAGTTGCTGCCTACTAACCGTTGGTCGCCACTTAGCCATTACGCAAATAAACCTCCATCTGCATAGCAGCATCTTTCACAATCGGATCGCCACTATTCGCAGCCCACTCCTTAAGAAGAGTCGCCGCTCTCATCTCATTAGTGATACGCAGCGGATTCGAAGGCCGAGTCATTCCCTGACCGGGAGCAGTCAACGGAGTAACCGTGTTCGGAAACTGTTGCGCAACATCAATCGGCAACGGTTCCGGTTCAACAGGAGGCCCAGCCTGAATCTGAGCCGAACCAATAGGCAAAGGAATCCCGCCCTTATTGGGATCTTGCGCTGCCAGACTGTCGCTTACCTCACCATATGCTGCACCTGCTTCTAAGCCCGGAGTCTGTGGCGTCTGTGTCTTCTTCTTACGGGGCATCAGCCAGCCCTCAACGCACTAACCAACTGCTGCGCAGCCTCAGGAGAAAACTCGTTAGAAGGCGGGGCCTGCTGTGGAGCCATCCCCTCAGGGCCAGCAGCCAAACCAGCAGCCATCTCCGGGGGAATAACCTGACCCTCGCCCGGAGGCGGAGCCGCAGCAGCCTGCTCCTCCCTTATCTCCCCGTCAGCCTTCTCAATGGCTTGAAAAATATCCAACCCCTTCTTGCGATGCTTCTCAATCTTAGAGACATACACCACAGGCAACTGACCCGACAAAGCCTGCTGCTGGATCGCAGCCATGACTGCCTCCTCCAACTGTTCCTCATCGACACGCCTACCTTCTGCCTCAGCATCCTCAATATACGGATGCTTGGTCCTGAATGTTTTAAGACTAATACCCTTCATGCCCAACAACTGGCCCAACTGGATAGTCGTTCCCTGAATGTCAGCACCGGGAATCGAATGCGACACCACGTTATCGAAAATCTCAAAGTGTTCATTTGGTGTGAACTCAACTTGACCGAAGTCACCGGCATAGCCAGTGAACATGGAGAACTTCTTGCTACCGAAATACCCCTTGTAGGTAGCGAAGATACACTCGTTTAGATGAGGAAGATGAGCCTCCATAATTTCTTGCATCTCTTGGATACGCGGATCCAACGCTGCCCCCATGAGGGCGTCGATACCTCGTCCGGTACGCAAAGCCCCGTATGTTTCACCACCAATTTGAGGTACGGTTCCGGTAGAGATGCGCGCATTACGCTCCAACCTGTCGATGGCTATATTGGTTGTCGGGTCAGGTGACGACCGGAGTTCTCCGATTTGTTCAGCGTCAAGTAGAACATTGACTTGGCCTTCGCGTCCGTCTTTCCACTCCCCGCCGACAATCATCGGTACCTGACCCGACCGTCCGATTATATACCTATCAGGGAAGATAGCCTTCTCTTGGGCCATAATTTCTAACGCCATCATCTTAGACATCAGATCCACAATGCCGACAACCTGCGAAACCGACGATGCGATACGATCCAAGGTAACTCGCCCCGGCGTAATCACACATGGCATCCCTGCCCTATTGGCTACACGCGACAATTCCTGCGTGGCTCCATGATGACCGTACACCTGATTGAAGTGTTCGTACCGTGGCCCCATGATTCCGATAACGATCTGCTCGTCATCAAGCCATTCAACAATGTCCCATAGTTCCTGATCATTCTTGCCGTCTGGTGGGATAACGCCACCATTCTCCGACATGGCTTGCGGGTAATGGCTACGAATCCAATCCCCGGACTTGCCGTAAATGAAACCAATGTTCGCAGGAGGATCCACATCCTCGTAAGCCTTGGGTTCAGGATAGACACCAAGAGGATCGCGGACATCTATACGAGGCATACCCTTATCGAAATCAGGATGCACAACCAGACACGCTGTCGCATAACCCGCAAGATGCCTGTAAGCCCGTCGAATCTTTATCTTATACTTCGACTGGTACCAAGTAGAAGCCAACGCACGACGACGAATATCAGCATACTCGCGCGACCGGACGCCACGCTCCTTGGAACCATCAACAGCAGGGCAACCAATGAACGGTATAACCGATGCTGCACGCTGGGCTACCGCATCAATGTTCTCCGAGATCAACGCAGGTGTCAACGGAGGAAGAACAGGCTCGTTCTCCATCGACGGCAACGGAATAACATAGTCACCGTTGTAACGTTCCTTGACTTCCAGCATGCGCGCCAATAGCGGCGATGCGTTTTGCTGTCGGATCTTAACGATCCCCACGATTTCTTCAAAGGTATACATCAAAACGCCCTACTGGAAGCCACAGATGTCCTCCACGGTAGTCCACTATAATTGAATTGTGAAGAGTCTACATCAAATGCTTGTTTGCGTTGCCGCCAAAGTATCCAAATAAACCACAACGCCATCACCTGATCCTGACGCAGCCGTGTGCCACGCTTCAACGGACGCCACGCCTTCAACTGACGGATCAACTGATCGGCCTGATGGCGGGTAGGCCCATCATCAGCGTAAGGGATCTCAATCTCTTCTCGCATAAACGACAGCGCCATCGACGGCACACCAATCGTTTCATCGTACTTGTTGACACCAGTCAAATGCTCACGAACACGAAACCCGTACCGTTCCGTCATCTCGATAAGGCGCTCATCCCGAGACAACCCCTTCTGAAACACCATCGCTTCAATGATCACATCTGAAACAGTTGACCCATTCTTGAGACAACGCTGAATAGCGTCCTCAACAACGCCGAGGATCTGCTCGTTGCGAGTTAACCCAGTATCTTCCCGAATGAAAAGAATCTTAAGTTTACCTTCATGCGGCGTAGCAGCCACCACACAGTTGTTTGAACCAAGAGCAGGATCAACGCCGATATAAACACTACAATTTTCGGGTGGGTCATGGATCACCGACCGTAAAGGATTAAGACACTTTTGGATAGAATCATCCGTAAATGTAGCAGATAAAGACGAAGTAGGTTCCTGCATATAGTTACGCGACCATGCCTCCTCCCCCACCTTGCGTTTAATACGATCCAACGATTCCAACGAAAACATTTCAGGCCACAACGGCTCCGGTTCACCCTCATCATTAGTGACAATCGCCGGAAACTTGATTACCTGCAAAATATCAGGATCGATCTCCGTCATCACCCGCTCATAGAAGTCATCTGACCCGACACGGGTACCGTTAATACTGGTTCGTCCTTTCTCACCGGGGCGTGTCAACCAGTCCTGCCGGAACACCTCGAACATCTGGTCGGTCAAATTCAACGACACCCTTGATTGAATATCGTCTATATGAAGATGATCAGTACGGGTACCAGCGATCTTTGACCGCCAACCCAACCCAACCATCGAATAGTCGCGCTCATCATGCGTCTGTTTCTTGAACACATTGAAGTAATCGGCACCCCACGCCTGCACCGTCTTACGACCAGACTGATTCTGGGGAACAAACGGCCCAAACTTGGCTACATACCGGGGATACGGGCCATGAGGCTCCATACGGCTACGGATACGACCAAGAATCTTACGAGCCATATCAGTTCCCTCTGAACCAACGGTGATACGGAACTCTGGGTTCAAAGCCAACTTCTTGCAGAAGTAATCCTCCGCCAACGTGGTCTTTCCATGCTCCGGAGGCCACAAAATGAGGGTAATGTTCCCCGGCGGGGTGTTTTCGTAGGCGTTTATTGCCTCAATATGGAAGAAAGGGGACATATGGCCGAAATAGTCGCCTCTAAACGACGCAAACGTCCCATCCCATGTCTCGGTACCGCCTTCAAGGAGGGCTTTGTGGCGGATAGCGTCCGCTTTCTCCGCGAAACCCGGTATACGCTGCCTCCACTTGTCGTAAGCGGAGCGTGTCACCCCTGCTATGGCACATGCTTTACTTATTTTGCCGTGTTCCTCTAACCCCGCCAGAAAAATGGCGCGGTTTGCCTCACCCCTGTCCTTTGAGGGGTTCGGATCTGGCAGAACGTAGGCCAGTTTCTTCACGAATGGTCAAATACGGATTTGCCGACTTTTAATTCTACGACTTCCATCGCCTTGACGGGTGTAGTACCCGTGAACTTGACAGTATGTGTACCGATCTGATCCAAATCAACATCGGCGTAGTAGATGCCAGTCTCGTCGCTACTCGCAGTTACCTCTACGTTGTCACCTGACGGCTTATGATGTAATGCCTTATTCGCAGGATCTAAAGTTGTGTTTGTTGCCACATCATTAGAAGTAAATGTTGCAGTAACCCGCACCTGATCGTCTTTATCGTATGTAGCCATTAAACCCCCACAGTAATAGAAACATCATCTAATAGTTCAACCGCAAGTGTAACATCATCTTGTAATGTTGTTGTAATAGTTACATTCGGAAGAATCTTATACCAAGTAATATCGGTCACCACCGCAGCCGAACTTGTAACACCACCCGCAATCGGGCATTCTTTAACAATCGCAGCCGCGACAAGAGCCGAACTCGTAACATCACCCGCAATCGGGCGTTCCCTAACAATCGCAGCCGTAACCGCAGCCGAACCAGTAATCGCCGCAGCAATGGACGCCTCTTCAATAACAGCCGTAACCACCGTAGTGGCAGCCGCAACCGCAGCCGAAATAAAGTTTTCCATTTGGGCTGCTGCTGTTACAGTCGCTGAACCAGTAACCGCAGCCGCAATGGACGCCTCTTCAACTATCGTTGCTGTGACTGTTGCTGTACCAGTAACCGCCGCCGTAATGGCATGAGTTGTGACACCCCGATAGGAATAAACAGTACTTCGATAGTCAATCCCTGATTGGCGATAGTCAATAGCCATTAGTCTTCAAGCGCCGCCAAACGGGCATCTTCAATGACCTGTGCTGGCGGGTTCCGCGGCCACACCACCTCAGACTGACGCGTAAACACAGACGGCAAATCCCGCAGTTCCTGACGGTACGTCGCCCACTCCGCAGCCGTGTGCCCTGCCAAAGCAGCGTCACCCAGTTGTGTCCAATCGCAGGCTCCCAACAAAGCGTTGCGCTGCGCCCGAACCATGCTGAGGTCAAGGTCGGCAGCCTCAGCCCGTGCCTCCAGTTCTGCTTCTTCTTCTGGTGTCAGGTCTATGTAGACCCCGTTGACTACTTTTTGTCTTGGCATGATTGCGCCTCCTAAGCGCCTGTCACGCCGTACAGCGTGAATGTTGAATACTGAACGAAATCATCGCCCGAAATCATTGACACATCGATCTGGCTGAGAGCCGAAGTATCGGACCACAACCCCGCTCCAAGCATCAAATACCAGTTGCCATCGACAGCGGAGTTGTTGGGAGTTGACGTTTGGGAGATGAACGACTTGTAGTTCGCTGTATTCGCATAGTTGGGAATCCACACCGTAGTAGGCGCAAACGTGTCAGCCAAGGCGTTTGCACCACAAGTGTTGCCCCACGCACGAAGGATCGACTCACCCGTCTTGCGGCTGCTTCCCGGCGTGGCCGACGAAGCCGTGATGCGTGTTTCGGAGTAGTCCGTGGTGGCACCGTTGAACAGCATGCCCATACCAGCGATAACGGCTGCTTGGTCGCTGCGGGCCGAAATCTTGAGACACAGATGGTCATACGACGACGGGATCGAAGTCGCGGTCCATGACGATGCTGCTGCGCCGAGTTCGGTGTGGTCGATAACCGTGAAAGCAGCCATCAGGAACTATTCAATCCGTAGAGGGTGAACTCAGAACCACGCATCCAAGACCCGTTGGAATCCAACGTGATCGAAGTGATGACCGTCACATCGTCAAACAAGCCGCTCGCAAACCAGACATAAGGACTAGATGTCGTCAACGAGTTTCCACCCATCGACAGCACAGTCGTGTTCTTGTTGGCGTTTCGGTAATCCAAGATGTCGATTACCGCTGGGCCGAAATCAGTGCTAGCAACACCGCCCGTGGTGCCAGCGATACCATCCCCAGTCGTCAACCGAGGCATCTTCGTGTTGGCCTCACCTGTGTAGGGATCTGCAGAGTTTCCCGTATCAGATGCGGCCATGCCGTGCGTGCTGTAAGCGGTGCCTGTCGTTCCGTTGAACGTCAAGACACCCGTCCCCTGAGGGTACGGAAACGTGTTGCGTGCCGACATTCGTATCTGCAAATGCTCAAACGTCGAAGGAATACTAGAGAACGTCACCGACGCAGCATCAGCCTCCAAATACGTTGTGGCGATTGCCTCGATCACAGCCATCAGGCCACCATCCTTGGGAGCACACCGAACAGGTCGATGCGGGACTCGTCTTTCAGACTGCCGTTGTCACCCTTGAACGTGATCGAAGTTATCGCAGCCTGCTGCTGCCAAGTCACAGCAGCCATGTCCACATAGCCTGA